ACAAACATCATTTTCTGGATAATAATGATTTACTAAAACAAATTGAAGTAGTTCAAGAATGTGAATAAATTATGTATTCATTACAATTTAAAATTGAATCTTTTTTATTATTGCATTTACCGAAAAGAAAATGGAATTATACAATGAAACTAAGAATAATTACATTGGTGCAAATATACATTTAGTATCGTTTGGTTTATTAGAACTGGGTTGTATATATTGCGTATGTATTTACAGTGTGAATAGTAAAAATGAATTATATTATACAAAAAAGTCATTAAAATGTATGAATTGTGGGCGAGAATCCATTATACCTATCATACCCAATTCGCTATTAGTAAAGAAATTTTATACTAATAAAGAAAGGTTGGATGCTATACAATGCTTGAAATCAGATCTGTATCCATCGTCTAATTTGTAAATCGGAGTATTCATATTACGAACCCATAGTGACATTCAAGTAACATAGATGGTCGTTTATACTGGTACAATGAGTAGGCGCACACGTGTTCGAACAAAGGTCATCTTCCTTGACGTTATCATTACAAATAGAATATTCTGAATTTTTTTCATTATACCATATTTCGTTTGATATATGTAAATAGCCCAACATTTCTTCGGGAACATGAGGAACAATATCATAATAATGTGTCACCCGATATGACTCTATATTTGAGTTTTTCATTTTGTTTGCGAAATCGTTGTTTCCTACACGTGGACTTCCAAAGGTAATCAAAAATTTCACTTTGTATTGTGGATATAGGGTCAATATATCATATGCAAGTAAAGTAGCCATGGATGCACCGGCCGAATGGCCGGTTAAAAGTAAGTTATGTAGTTCGTATTTTTTTGATAATGTTTCGAAATTATTGAGAACCTGTTCCTTTACATGACTATATTCTTTGTAAAACCCCTTTGAAACACCTATGGATGTATCGTTATATGGATAGACTTTACGTATTTGTATATTATCTATCCAATTCGCGATGTTGGTTGAGCCTCGATATGACGCATATAGTGTGTTTGTATATGAATCATAACCTTGTAATACACGAACACCTTCTTTTTCGGTGACATATTCGTTGGTTATAGTTGGAAGACAAGTATCACAATTCCATTGATTTGTATCTGATACCATATAAGATGACTGAGCTAAATTCACCACATATTTTGTCAAATTTTCATCGTATGCTTTGCTCGTTATGAATAATAGAAATAATACAATAAACATTATATATACCAGCCACATATAAAATTGATTTTAATTCATTTTTACTTTGGGTAATTATCAATCTTACAACAATGACGTGTTTGAATAACTGTAGCAAAGATCAATATTATCTTGTATTTTGTAACGACAATTATAACGGGTACAAATATATTCCTAATTCGGATATATACACGTGTCAACGCGAAAACATGGAAGAATATTATAAAGCTGGTTGTGATATCTGTAAAAACGCATTTGATTGTTGTGCGGATAATATATCAGATTGTTGTAAACGCACAGGAACGCCTTATCCTACATCGCCACCCACATCCCAACCCACATTATTATGTGGGAAGGGTGAAGATATACACTATTTCCAAGAATCCGATATGTGTCATTTTCTTGAAACTCGGAATACTGACATCACAACGATGTTTGATAAATCAATGATGTGTTGTTCTTCAAAACGGAATGAATGCTGTCTAGTAAAGACAAAAGAAATACTTATTGGTTCTGGATGTTTCGTTTTATTTGTGATATTATGCTTATACAAGCGTTTTAATCAAGATAGCAGAAAAGTAGTTCCTGACACTCAACCTTCAATAAAAAAAGATATGAATCACAATAAAATATTACCTGTATAAATTTATTCTACTTTGACTTCTATTCTACTTTGATTTTATCTGTGAAAATGTCAACGACATTTTTTATCCAAGGAATTGTATCGTAGTCTTCTTGGGATACACACCAATTCAAATAACTGCTAACAATATTCCAATAATATGATGAATTAATTGTTTCGGGGGGTGAATATGTCAAACTGTCGCTCGTCTTTTCAAAGTGATGTTTCAAACTTCTATGATTTTCATTTGTAATTTCCTCAGGAAACTCTTCCAGCATTCTACCAAGAATAATAATAATACTGCGTCCCATTGTGTTTATAGTATCTAATGTATGAGTATACAAATCACAATATTTATGTATTGAATCAATTTTATGCTGATTTCAATAACAGATTAGATTATTTATGAGTAGAAAATACCTTTGGTTTTGGTGGTTTACAATCCCACAAGTTGTTAGTATTTGATATTTTTTGCGGTAAAACAAAATTTTCTAATTTTTCTATATTATTAAAGTTATGGTTTATATATGATTTAATATAATTCCTTGCTGGTTTGTTAAGTGATGCTTTGCTATGATGATTTGAATATTTTTGTTTCTTTTTATTAGATTTATTTTTGTGAATATATTTATATTTTTTTCACCAAATGTCTTCTCCATTATATTATATTTATATTTTTATACACCTTTGAAGATTATAATGTGTAAGATATTCACTTATTGAGGGCACCAAGCACAACGTTCATTTTTCATAGCACATACTTCACAAATTTCGGGAAATAGATACAAGTATCCAAACGGATTAGATACGTGGTCGGGGTTTGAAAATCCACCTACTTTGCGTTTCTTACAACGCTTACAAAGTTTTCCGCGACACGGCGACAATAGTTTTTCATTTTTATGGATAATATGTTTATTACATAAATATTTGTTTTGGATGGGCTCAGGCATGTTCTCAAACATTGTATACCAATACTATACATTATTATCTATACGATTTTGATATAATTCGGGATATATCAACATTTGGACCATTTTTTCGTGCTTTCGTTTGTAGTCTTCTTCAAAGTCCAAATGGTTATATTCGGGACGAACATTCACAATGTTATCAAGTAGTTTATGATTGTTTTGAGTAATTTCATTCATATTTCGCATACGTTTTTCGTTACTCAGTTTTCGCATAAATTGGTAATGTAACGTATGACTTTTAGATTGTGAATTATCCAGATTATGACTTTGAATTGATTTTGCTATACGTTCCAACATTAACCTGTTTTCATATTGGATACGGTTCTCGTTTATTTTGTTTTCAACCTTATATTTGTTGATAAATGTTTTCTTCTTTGGTTCATTATTGTCAATCGTCTTTTTCACATTTTTGATGCGGTCCAAATGTTGCTGATATATTTTCTTCTCGTATCCGGTGCGTGGTTTGCTATAAAACATTATATTTTTATTATATAATGATAAATATAATAAAATTGAATAGAAAAGGTTTATATGACTGTATTAAAAGATTTACACATATGGACGAAACATTTATTAACGTAATTAAAGCCAAATACGACGAGGCACAGCGCAGAGATATTTGGGAAGACAGCAAATGGAGTTATATTTCCAAGATTGAGAATGACGATGTAGGAAAGGCTGGCGAGAAGGCCATCCAAGAGTTCTGTAATCAATCTAACATACCAGCGTTGATTGATGGTTTGACGACAAAGGAAAGCGGAGGTGGAATAGGTGATGGCACTATTAACGGACGTAGTGTGGAAATCAAGACAGCAAGATTGGGTAGCGGTAGCTCCAGTTTCCAACACGAATTGGGCGAAGTGCCTTGGAAAGCAGACTATATGCTGTTCCTAGACGTTAGTCCGACTACATTTTATGTGACGATTTTCCCGAATTTTAACGAAGAATTCTATAAAAAATCAGGAAACGACAATAGTATTAAATGCGACCCAATATTCCCAACCAAATCTATTTGCTGGCGCAAAGGCGCGGGTGCGTTCAAACTAGACACAACGGTTAAAATCAACGAAAAAAATGAGTATACATTTTGCTGGAATCCAGAGCGAAAATGGGAGGAATTTGCTGCGTTTGTCAATAAAATTATTACTCCAAAAACTGAGAGTTAATTTGTGACATACGTATATTATAAGCAGAATTAGTAGATAAAAACGCGATTTCATTCCATTTGATGGTTTTGAATTTTTTTACATTTTGAGTTTTATTCTTATTGAATACAATACCGTAGCCCTTGCGGCCAGGAAGATCATCAAACGATGTATAATATCTCATATTCTCTTTTCCAAAGCACGTGGATGGTATATATACATCACATTGGTAGAACATTTTTTTATTTCGTGTAGTGGATGGCGTGCCGCCATCGGAAAGAGAGTAAATTTTTATTGTTTGGGTATCAAGTTCACGAATGGTATATTCAGGATTGCTATGATATTTGGACCAGACTTGAAATATGCATTCCACCTTTACTGGTCGCCCATCGGGCTCAATAAAATCCGTGTTTATTTTCTCACTATGGAGAAGGTTCAATCCTTTCACGCGCTTACGCGGAACACCTTTTCCGTCACTTTCAAATAATTGTGGCAAAATGAAACACACATAATCTGAAAATGATGCTGAATGATTGATGAATTTGAGAGCAAGTTGTCCTCGTAAACCGAAAGGGGGATTTCCAATTGAAATATATTTATGCTGTCCTGACGGTTTCCATTTCAAATAGTCGCTTTGGATGATTTCATCGTTACACGGTTCAATATCTATACCCATTCTACGATTGGATGGAAGAAGTTTGAGAAAGTTGCCACTTCCAGCGGACGGTTCGATATAATGATATAATTCGGGATTGTTACCATATTTTTGTATGATTTCATATGATTTATCAATACAATATTTGGCTGCGTTTTCCGGTGTAAAGAACTGGTCCTTTTCTTTGGGTGAAAACATAGAATAATCAATATCCATATTTGCCAGTCGCATAAGTTCAAAACAATAGGCACGCGGAACATTTTTGAGTTCATTCCATCGTTTGACGGTGCCTATTGCTACATTCAGCTCGTTAGAAATGTCATTGTATGATTTTGTTTCCAATATAGTATTCAATAGTTCAAGAAGATTTTCCATATGATTGATTGTTGATGTATATATGGACGAATAATAAATTCAATTTTTCTTGGTATGAATGGTATTATCGAAATGACTTTATATCCCTTCTACATTTCCAGAATAAGAAATAGTTTTCACATAATCACAGGTTCCCGAAATAGTAGTTGTAATATATGTTTGCATCTCTTCCATATTTTCAAAACAAATGATGTCGCTATTATGAAACAGTTTATATAATCCCACCTTTTCCAATACGTCTATTTTGGAAATAATAATGTCCGTCACACCAGTAATATTGAGAGCCACTATGAGTTTATCCAAATTTAACCAGTTTGTTTTGCGTATTCTTCCTGTGGTTGTGCCGATTTCGCCTCCGGCTTTCACAATAGACATTAATTCTGGGTCTTCCAATAATGATTCGGGGAATAAGGGGTCGGTTCCCGAACGAGTGTCGTAAATTTTAGATGCGCCATATATTTTATCTATTTTTTGTGGCGGGAACCCTAGACAGCACGCACCATATGGTAGTGTTGTGCTTGATGTAACAAAGGGATAATTGCCGTAATTAATATCTAACCAGAACCCTTGGGCGCCTTCACATAATACATTACCTTCTAGCATTTCATCCCATAAATAATCTTTCAAACTGTCTACACTTTCGGCTCGTATCCCTTTACGGCCATATTTGTCCTTATAACAAGGTGCAATGCCGTTGGATGTGGTTCCTTGGTCTTTGTATTTCTCTTTGTCTTCGTTAATATGTGTTTCGGTAACGATATGTGCTTTTGGAGAGATTTTAATGAGTGATGTATCAAAACCATTTTCTCTTAAATAGTTGAGTTCCCCCATAAAACTCTCAGGGTTCACGACACAATCAGGTCCAATAATGGATTTGACGTTATAAAAAACACCACTAGGTATCAAATGCGTCTTGTATTTTTTACCATCCACATATATGGTATGTCCCGCATTATTACCACCCGCCCACCGACAAACGTAATCATAATGGTTATTTTTTACCAAATGGGCTACGAGCTTACCTTTGGCCTCATCACCCCAATTCAATCCGCAACAAATATCAACCTTGGAAATACTCATATGTTTGGATGTATATGTTAGAACGGGTTAATATTATGATTATACATACGCAATTGTGAGTCAATATATTGAAAAAATCATCTTCAATATATAAGTTTATAAATGTATACCGGTAAATAAAGGTTTTCCAGTAGCCAATTCTTGGACTATCATACCAATAGAGCCAATCATTGCAAGACGTCCATTATTCAATTCCTTATTTTGCAATACACTATCATCAGGGGCTAATATACCCAAACCAACATCTCCGGGTGTGTAATCGTCTAATAATTTGAAATAATTTGCGCCGTTGTCTTCGAATGGATTTTTCCATCCCTTTCTCATTACCGTTATTTCACCAGCCATAATTGATAATACAATAAGTATTTGCATATTATTAGACAATTTTTCAAACTCATGTATAGCAGGCACTTGCGTTTTGCTTTCAATAAGTGGAATGGCTGATGAAGCAACCATCGCCCAGCGACCATGCTTTAATTCTGCTTCGCGATAACGAGACAAAACGTTTGGTTCGCTTTTTTCGGTGAATTTAAAAGGATCAAATAAACCCAAAGGTGGTGTAGAACCATTCAATGTGAAACACATTGTTCCAGTCAATAAAGATGTAAAAAGTGTAGAAAACAATATATTCATCTTGTTATATATTATAACAAATACTTTTTCTCTAAATTATTTTCATATTTAAAGCATATATGCTTTGTGCCACGTCAGAATGTGCCACGTCAGAATTAAGTTAGTTTTGGGAGGATAATATATACAGGATATGTATGTATTATGTATATTTATTAGAATCCACCGACCATTCTACGTATGTGGGTGCAACTGTGGATTTAGACCACCGTCTTCGTCAACATAACAAGGAAATTAAGGGCGGAGCAGTGGCAACAAGCAGAAAAGTATCACAAGGTCAATTATGGAAACGTCAGTGTCACGTTACCGGATTTCCCAGTTGGCAGGCCGCATTACAGTTTGAATGGGCGTGGAAATTCCAGTCACGCAAATTGTCACCAAAGATGAAACCTATGGACCGACGAAAAAAAGCGCTTGATAATTTATTACAATTGGAACGCCCTACAAGTAAGGCAATTCCGTATTCAGAATGGGATGAACCTATACAAGTGGTATGGGAAAACGAAGAACAATCACTCGTTTAATGATTTTGCACGAGGACGGTGTTGTTTCTGGTATTTCTGAATTTGGTCTATTGGAGAAATGTATTTGGACGATAATTCGGTCGTCATTTTTCGGGAAAATGGCTCCGTTTTCCACGGTGGATTGTAAGAGTATTTCACATTCTTTTTCTGTTTATCCATATTGTATGTGATAACTATATAATACTATACATTATAACATACATTTTATATGCGTTTACAACGCATAATTACTGATAAAATAAATCATTTTTAACTTATAATCCTTGCTATTTTTCCAAAAGATAGGCAACTCTTCTTGATACATACAATACACCTCTACCGGATACAAATCTTTTATTTCATCGTGTAAACAATATATGTATATTAGACTGTATTCTGGAAATAACTGAGAGTATTGTTTTTTCATTTTTTGATGGTGTTCTAAATGTATGTCAGTTTGAATTATAAAAATAATGTGTTTGTTATGATCGACATAGCATTCATTAAAATTGTATTCAAGGGTAGCGGATATGTCTTTTGCTATCATATTGTTATTTTCCGCATAATGGAATAAATGAAACAAATTCGTGTATTTTAAGTGCTGTGAAGGTGGCTGGCTGGATTTTTTTGAAGGCTCTTCTTTTTTGTTATTAGATGATGTGGTTGCTGGGTTATTATTATGTGGCGTGGCTTGCTGAAATGGATTGGGCTGTTTCAATATATCATCATCGTCATTTTTTCCCATTAATAAATCGTATGCTTCCACAATTAATTTGAATTTTTCTTGTGCGTTTGGAGATTTATTTTTATCGGGATGATATTTGAGTGCTAGTTTTTTATATGCACGCCCAATATCACGTTTGGACGCCCCAATTTTTAGTCCTAATATAGCATAATAAGGGTCTAATGATTTCTTAATATGATTAAAAATATTACTTGACATTTTGGGTTTATGATACTCATATTTTGTGTCAACGGGTTTGAATTCAACATCTATATAGTGTTCTTTTTGGAGTAGATCTTCAATTTCATCAAAATTATATGTATGGATCCATTCTGTTTGAAGTTCTATGGTATAATCATTCATTTATAATATAGATACATTTTGTTGATTATGTAATTTATTGGCCGTACATGCTGAAACTATGTAAATATTGATTGAATTCTTATCAATAGTAATAATGTAATCAAATATCAAACAACAAATAATAATGCCTTATACTACTACTCGTATCAATAAAACGTCCAGTGTGCGAAGCGATGTAATTAGAGACCTATGGAATACGGTCAAAGAGATGCCCCAGGCGCATAAATTCTCTTATGAATCTGTGATGAAATATATGATGAGTAAAACTATGAATAACGAAGGCGAATACTTGAACTCAACTTGTGAGTATACATTTGGTCGTGTTCGCTTGTGCGAATGGGAGAATTTTGATAAACAAGTATCGCAACAATATGGAAATAGAAACGCATTTTAATTGACGAACACACCTTCCCCATGAACCATTAGAATTTATACCACTTAACTACTATAATTAATCTGACGTTTTTTTACTCTTTCTATATTATATTATAGTGTTGTGTATGTTGTATATCATTGCAATAGTATCATTCATATGTATTTGTTTAGTATTTTCACTTCGGGGTTGCAAAATGATATAAATATTATATATAGTATAATATATTATTATGAGTGAATTACAACAGTATCACGAAGATAAATTGCGTAGAAAACGATTATTACATCAGCAAAAATGGAGACAGAAACAAGAAAAAATCTATTACACCGCGGGAAGACCGATTTTTAATACATTGAGAGTTTGCAATTATTACTTCTACAATGATGATAACGGTAAGAAGATAGGTACGCTATGTTGGTGAGTGAAATATCAACCAATAATATTCATTACTTTATCCACATATTCTTTTGAAACATCACATCCTTTAAAACACCGGTTTGTATTTTTACACGCAATCGCGGTTGTTCCACCACCTAAGAAAGTATCCAATACCACATCACCTTCATTCGAATGTTTTTTGATAAGGTCTTCAAATAATGAAAGACTCTTCTGTGTGGGATGAAACCGATTTTTGCCACCTTGTAGTGGATACATATAAATGCCGTTATCATATTTACTATTGAATGTTGGCTTACCTCCTTTAACACCAACAAGTGCTATTTCCCGACAGTTGGTTAAGTAATTTACATTAGAATTAAGTGGCTGTGGATTCGTCTTTATCCACTCAATAAACCTGATTTGTTTGAATTTGTGTTTCTCAAACAACTCTTTTAATGGTGTTAACTTCCATATATCGAAAAACATAATCATCGTGCCTCCAGCGCATAATTTTTTGTAATATTCCCCAATAAATGAATCCAACATTTCCATTGTAAAGTCTCTATCCCAGTCTCCATAATTTGTTTGAACGCAATATTTCTTTCCATAAACTGACCCATATTTCATATAATTCAGTTTTTTTGTATCATCACTCAAACCATTTTCCTGTTTATATTTTTCCCAATCTTCGTCTGTTTTCACGTTATTATTGCCTTGTTTTACTTTATTATAAAGGTTATCCATTCCAGTTTCGTGAGAAATAATATATGGCGGGTCAGTCAATATTAAATTCACTGAGCTATTTTCGATGCTTTTCAGATATTCGTGTCCGTCTATATTTTGTATTTCCATCATATTGTTACAATATAATATGATATTAATATTATATGGTTTTTGATATGCTTTGCATATTATTGTTTATTTATTTACTTTACGTGTTTTCATTCCACCTTGTGTTCTCATAGAATTGGGTGTTCCTGACATTCTCCTGCGTTTTCTGGTATTAGTTCTTAATGCATATCTTGGCGTTGCTGTTTTGCGTGATTCAACAACATCCATTTCTGTTGATTTATTTTTTTTACTGGTTTTTGAAGATACACGCGCCCGTTTAACATCTTGACGTAAGTTTAATAAAGCATCAGCCGCTTCGGAATCAGTTTTTTTCTGGGATTGTTCGATTTCTTGTAATTGTTCTAATGTCATTATTAGATTTTCCATTCCATTATATTTTTTTCCTTCTTGATTTGGCGTTTTACTTTTACTTTTGACATTTTCCCTCGCTTGTACTGTCATTTTAATTACGTCTTTTTCATCTTCTGAATTCAATATAGGTTGATTTTTTAATGCTGCAATGTCTTCTAATATATAACCTTCTAATATGTTGGTATCAGTAGTTTCTTGTGTATATTTATCTCCCGAGGTTTGTAAGTACATTGAACGCATTTTCAATAATACATCATGGAATTGAGTTAAATTATCTATATTGTAATATGTTTTGGCAAATTTATCCAAATTGGCGGCATTTTTATCAAATAGGTTATAGTTCACGTAATCAAATACATACTTTGATACAATATTCAAATTATTAGGAATCATATTGTTGTCATATGAACTCTTGATTTCATTCCCAACCTGAGGAAACATATCTAATAACAATATTTTTGCGGATGTGTCAATTTCATCATAGAAACTATTTATACTATTCATCAGCTGGTCTGCTGTTCTACCTCTTAGTTTTTTCGCATTTTCCTCCATTTTAGATTTCTGAGTAATAATAAATTTCAAAATGTAATATTTCAAAGCATTACTTGCGTTTAAAATACTTTGAAGTGTAGCATCATAATCATTTATATTTGTTTTTTTTAGATTATTGTATGAGAATGAAAAAGTATCCATAAATAGTGTTTGTTTATTTATCAACTGATTAGATATATTCTCTGCTATATCATCTTTGATAAAACTTTCATATACTAAAGATGCTATGCTTGTGCTCTTCATTTGTCTATTAAACTTGATTTCAGATTTTGTTACTATATTAAGTAGTTCAATTGAATTCATAGTCAAAGCATTATTCTTTAAAAATGATTTTATAAACATATTTGAAACTACCGCAGATATTTCAGCATATGCTTTAATTCTCATTTCAGTATAATTTGGTGGTTCTCTATATGCATCACCTTGAACTGCTTTTTCAAAGTTCTTTCTATTTATTGAAGATATTGAATTTGCCAATATTGATAAATAATACATTCCTTTTGTTGAATCCTTTTTATTTAATTCGTTATTTAATTGTTTGACAATAGGAATCATTGTTTCTTCTTTTATTGCTTTTATACGACTTGTGGTGAAATCTTTTTTTGATTGTTTCCTAATCTCCTTCATTAATTTTGGAGAACATTTACTATGAGCCCCGTCCCATATTTTATCCAATATTTTTTTTGCGTTCTTCTCACTCATTGAATATTCTTCTGAACCTTTTTTTTTTATTGTTGACAAGAATGAAAGATCAGATTTGATTTGGTTACAACACGCATGAGACCATTTATATTCTAAGTTATACATTTTATTCTCATAGTCGCTACTTATTTTTTTAGCGGCTCTCTTTCCATCTTCTGATTCATTATGATACAGTTTGAGTAATAAAGATGCTTGATAAATGGGAAGTATATGTTCGCATTCAGGACTTTCACCATCAAATTCTTTTGTCATTGGTATTCCACATATATAGCACGGTATGCCTGCTTTATTTATATCACCTATTTTACCAATTGTATTATTACATTGTATCGACGCACCAGATGCTCGTTCCCACCATGAACGTGCGTTATTATATTCTTTTACTGTATCATTTATTTCAATATTAACCTTTGGTGGCTTTATTCCAAATAATCGTTCAAATGCTTCTCCCGCTTTCATTCCTATGAGAGCATTAATATCATTTAATTGTGTTGTCATAGTTATTAATATATATATATAATTACAATATATTTTTGATATTTCTAATAGACTACACGTTTTTCGTGACCGAAGCGTAGAGACAAATCAACCATTACTCCGTCAATTATTCCACAATCAATCATATTACGAATAAAGCTAACATCTTCGCTCGTTCCATCCACAATATGATCTCCTATTTTTTCTATATTTCTAAAAAACCAAGGATATTTGAATCGTGTATCTTCTAAAATACCATATTGTATTCCCATACATCCCATTCCCACATACGCACATTTCATCATTTGTTGTCCCTGGTTTATTAGATGTTCTCCTTGTGACACACCAATGAATTCAAAACCTCCATTTTCTCTGTAATATTCTGTATCCCACTCTTTTACACAACATAATTGAGAACCACCATCCATCGCATATATACCCGAACATACTTTGTATTTATATAATGTCATATGTATTAACTTATCAAGCATAAATGGTGTGAATACCATATCACTATCGAGCCAAATAAGAGCATTATATTTGATTTTCCCATTAAATGGAAGTTGTTCTGGACCACGCAATACATCTGCTCCAAGACACATAGCGCGTGCGAAATTCACGTGTGAACTATAGTCATTGGATAAAATAAATTTATATTTATCATACAAAGTAATTATGGAATCAGTCCAACATTTCAAAAATGTATTGGAAAATGTATTTCCCGGAATACATACGACAATGATGGGTTTTTCTTTGTGTAAAGAAACACGATGTTCTAATCCTTTTATTTTCATTATGTTGTTATATAATCCTTTTTGTGTAGTTTTTAAGTAATTTTGTATCATTTTCTTTTTGTTGGTGTAATACTTTACACCTTAGTTTTACAGATAATATATTCAATATATATATATAGGGCAATGACGAAACATAATAAAAATGCAAAATCTAAAAAACGCGTTTTGAAAAAGAAATCCTTGCGTAAAACAAAACGTAAGAATAGCAAGAATAGCAAACGAGGTGGAAATTTTTCTAGTTCCGCAAAAAAATACAGTAAAAAATTTTATAATAAATTTAAGGAAACCGCTATTGAGGGTCATGAAGGAGCTTCCAAGGCTGTTATGGATATAAAAGTAAAAGAAGGTGAAGACCCTTTATCAGAAATAATCGGTGAAATTATGTTACCATTTGTACGTCTCGCGTTTTATATATTTATGATGATAATATTGATTTTACCAAAGTCGCTTATTAAATCTACTAAGCATACAATGTTTGAAAAATCAGATAATTCATATAATGGCGGTTCTATATTTAGAGATGGTAAAGCATTAACGCATGTTAGTAAAAACCCTTGTCAAGGGAATGAAAATGAAACAGTGGTAGTAAAAGGTTTGGGAATGGGACTTGAAACGCACGATGAAATATATGTATGTAAAGGTAATGAAATTGATGTTTTAGAATCTATTGCACGAACTAGAATCAATCGTTACATATCTAGAATTGGAATGAAACAATTATTCAAATACAAACGTAAATATCATTTACTCACCGCACTATATAATGTCCCGGATACTTTTGATGAATTAAAACCATTACTTGATGACGCAAGTCAAAACAATCCCAAATTAGAAAAATATATTACCGATAATTTAAGCGATTTGAACGATGATGTTAAAACACAGTATGCTGCTATTGTAAAAGCATTGAAAAATGCTGTCAAACATTATTGTGATACAAGCAATAATGATCAAGAACTTTCTGAAGTATGCAAAACTTATAACCAAGAACAAGATTCTAATAATGAAAATACAGAAGGATTTATGGAAGGAATTAAAGTTTTATTGTTACCAACATTGAAGGAGATGGGGAAATACATAAACGCTTAGAAAAACACTGAAAGTTGAATTAAAAAATTCTTATTATATGTAAATATAACAAGAATGGTTGAATATAGTTGCGTACGATGCGGTAAATCATTTTCACAAAAGTCCCATTATTCGTCACATATGAGACGCAAAACCCCTTGCGAATCCATCACACATAAAATAAAGGCAATTGTAGAAGATGTAGTGAATGATAAAATACAAACAACGGGATTAAAGCGCAATACGATTGATAAATATTATACGTCTCATAATGTGGTCGATATGTGTATTGATTCGATGAAGACACATTTGGATATCGATAAAAAGAAAGATTTATGTATCGAACCGAGTGCTGGAAATGGTTCCTTTATACAAAAAATTAAATCTACGTTCAAAAATAACACATTCTATGACATCGAACCGGAAAACAGCAATATTATTAAGATGGACTATTTGGATTTTGATTATGATAGGGATATTCATAAAAAATATAGGAAAGTTCATGTGGTTGGGAATCCACCTTTTGGACGACAATCCACGTTGGCAATTAAGTTTATCAAAACCACGGCGAAATATGCAGACAGTATTTCATTTATATTGCCGAAGAGTTTCAAGAAGGATAGTATGAAAAAACATTATCCGTTGAATTTTCATTTGAAACACGAGATTGATTTACCTTCCAATTCATTCATCGTAGACAATACAAGTCACGATGTTCCGTGTGTATTTCAAATATGGGAGAAAATGGATATAAATCGTCCAAAGCAAATTAAAGTGGACCCATATACATATTCATTTGTGAAAAAAGACGAAAATCCGGATATTTCGTTTCGGCGTGTTGGAGTATATGCCGGTAAAGTTGACAAAAAGAGCGAAGATAAATCTCCACAATCGCATTATTTCATCAAATTTGAAAACGGGCTTTGTGATAAGGTATTTTCAGCATTATCAACACATAATTATGAATGTAAGGAAAATACAGTAGGTCCGAAGTCTATATCAAAACAAGAGCTCATACCAGTATTGAATGGAATATTGAAATAAAAAATTGATTATTGGTATTTTTTATGACTCAATTCTATATACCGATGAATATAGATGAAACCGAACCGAGTGTAGTATTGGACCAGACCTTTGATTTTACAATATCGAATTATGGGTTTGGAGACCTAAGTGACGATAGATGTATTGAAATATACAAAGATGGAATAGTGTTTTCGCATTTTATTGAAAGATGGTTAGAAGAAATGTTTGAACTCGTTCATGTAAATGGATGCAAGCAATATGATTTTCATGATAAAGCGCACCCACATATTTTATATGATGAAAAAACATTCACTCATAATGGCTGTAAATATTGTCCGTCAAATATGTTAGGACAAGGACGGATATTTAACAAGGAAGTATTTGAAGAAAAAAGTAAAAAGATGATATTTTGCATAGTATCAAATGTGAATTTCCCACATATTCGGGTTAAATTTGTTAAGGGGGAAGTGTTAATGCAAAAATACCCATTAGGAGTAATTGGCATCAAACATCACGACGAATTCTTTGGTGTATAGACCGAAAATATATATTTTAGTAAAATATATAAAAATATTATATTATATAGTTATAGATATTAGTAATGATAAAGCAATATTTATTGGTTATACTTGCTTTTTTTATGGGGTCCTCTGTTTCTGATAATATATATCAGAATACACCGCGTTATATCAGAGTGCGCGACGACGAAGAATCTCAGGATTCACATATAGTTCTCATGTATACTAATGCTGTAGAGGCATTGCATAAATACATTAAATCATTTTCTACACCGATAAATATACTCAGTTTAGAAGGTGACGATGAAGATATTTCAGACAATCACGACAAAAAAGAGAAAAAAAAGAAGAATAAAAAAAAGAAGGATAAGAAGGATAAAGAAGATTCTGATGATGAATTAGAAGAAGAGGAAGAAGAGCTTTCCGATGATGAATTAGAAGAAGAGGAAGAAGAGCTTTCCGATGAGGAAGATAA